TATGCTTTAGCTGCTTCTTCTGATTCTTGTTTAGAATTTAAAATTTTATCTTCAATATCTTCTGGTGCTGGTGTCCAATCAGTAGCAACATTGCCATATTCCAATTTAACTTTGCCTACATAACCATTATTTATGTAGGCTTTATGTGTCATGGCATTACCGCCGAAGAATAACTTTATGTCCTTACCTATTCTATCTTCGCCCACTTCGAATGTATGTGTAATTCGTGGTTTGTCATTCGCTAAGACATCTATATTTCCACCGTAATATACGCCAAATTCACTTGGAATATTTTCTGTAAAATGTGGTTCAAAACCTAATGAATAAGTACCAGCTTTTTCAACACTAGCAAGTATAATGTAATCGGTAATTTTTTCACTATTTCTGATTAAGTTTCGACCACCAACTTCAATGCCATCTATCTTACGTTCTACGCTACTAATACTCGCGCTTATTTCGTTTTTAGTAGTATTTATCTTACTGTCTATTTCCTTACCTAAAACACTGTTTAAATTGCTTATTTGACCGTCTGTATATTCTTGTAATGTAGTTTTAAGATTTTCTACTTCATTACGATTAGGTATATCGGCATATAACTGTTGATTTTCACTATCCCAACGACCATTAGGCAACGATTGAGCTATTTTATCCATAGCATCATTAAACTTCTCATCAGTATATTGTGATTGAAGTAATTTCAAGCGTTTCTCAATAGAAATTTTAGCGTCAGTAACGTATTTATATAATGTTTGTAACTTTTCTCTATACACTGTAAATAAAGTTTGAGTATCAACCAACTTACCTATCGTTGCTGTATCTTCATCCATACTATCTAAATTAGTTTTAATCTCTTGATATACACCGTCTACATCCAACAATGCTTGGTTTAAATTACCTTTCAAATCATCATCAACAAGATACTCATTATTTAACACATCGTACACATCATTTTGTAATTTACTGTGTTGAATAGTTAAATTGATGAAACTATTGTTTAAATCTCTGTACATCACTTGCTCACGTCTTAAACCACCGATTTTTTCTACATCATCAGCTGTTTGAGTTATCCATTTACCATTCCAGTAACGACGTAGTACTGCAACATCAGAATTTGACGTGTCATACCATAACGTATCGTTTTGTGGATTTTCTGGTGGCTCTGTACCTTTAAATATCTTACGCTCGTAATATTCTAACTCCCCAGCTACAACATCCCTCACAACAGTATTAACATTAGATATATTGTCATTAAGTTTTTTAGTTATTTCATCTAACTTTCTATTAAAGAACTCTCTTAGTTTTGTTTCTTCGTACTCAATGACATTGCCAAAGGTAAATTCACTCTCATCTGCTAGCCAGTTGTATTTAATACCTATAACTTCAGCTTCTATATATAACGGTGGTCTGAAATCTCTGTCTTTCACTCTGACAACATCTCTTAGATGCACTGTTACATCGTTATAATATTTATGAATATCAATTGAAGATACTTCGTAACTTATCGCTGCTTGATTACGTTTATTAAGTTCTGTTTTAGCAAGGGTAGTCAAACGTTTAAGCGTCATATTCTCATCTTCACTCTCAGGCTCATATACATCCCAAATGTAACGATTAGGTAGTCCGAAGATTTGTTGTGCTTCATCATCAGTAATGACCGTTTCAATTCTTGAGCCACCTTCTTTTTCAGGACCTACTGCAAGTAAAGCAGTTTTCACTTCAGATAGATCAATCGTTCTTGTCATACCTGTTAAGTCTTTACCTTTAGTGATTTCCTTACCTTTAAATAAGTTTTTAGGTTTAGTGATTGATACATAACGATGTTCGACAGTATGTGCGCCTAATTCAATATAAAAACTAGGGACCATATCGTAAGTAGTACAAAGCATGTAAATTAAATCAAACGGATTAGTGTGAGAAGTCCATGATGTTGTTCTATTGCCACCATATTCTGTATCATCAGATACTTCCCAACCTGTATTAGCAAGTGTTTTAAGTAACGCTTGTGTTGTTGTATGTGCTTCAAATTTACCAGGTTTAATAGGTTTAGCTGTTTTCAAATCTTCTAAGTAACTTGCATTACATTCAATTTCAGTTGTACCGTCAAAGTTATCTGTGATGTGGATGATAATAAACTCTCTGAACGTACCGTTGTTATCTTGAGCGATAATACGATTGCGTTCTCTTAATTTCTCTGCTCGAGTATTTTCAATCGTAAAATCAAAAGTTTCTGTTTTTTCTTCTACATTCATACTCATTTCAGCATTAATCAATGCACCATCACTTTGACTAATGAAATCAATGATGTTGTCATTAAAATCAAGTACATGTATTCCTACATTTTTCACTATCTAACCTCCAATCTATAAATATCTATCTTGCCAATATACTGTCGTGTCGTATGTGTTTTCGGGATAAATAATACATTCATTCATCCCTTTATTTATATTGAAGAAGTCACTACCAAACGTTTTTAAATCGAGTGCAGGTTCTTCATTAATCGTTACTGTCTTTTCTGCCATATTAATATTGATTAAATCGCCTTTTTTAATGATTAAATCTCTCGCTTTAGGTGGTTTAGGTAATATTTCATGATTATAACTACCTAAAATTGTTGTAGGCATATGATAGTTATTGCCATTTTTAGCAATGTAGATACTTACTGCTGATATAGGTCGTTGATAGAAGTTTCCACTATCAATAAATACTTTTTCGGTCATATCTAGTGGAGTAATTCTTTTAGGATATTCCACTTCATCATATTTCCATGTTTTTATATAGAACTTATCTCCAATACGTTTTAAGCGCATATAAATTACAATATGTTTCCATGTGTAAAACTTAGGGGCATTTGTATAACTGTATATCTTCTTTTGATTACCGTTTTGATCGAACAGTGTCACATAGATTGTTCCGATGTTTTGTGTTGCTCTAGGGTTGCTATAACCAATAGAAGCAATCACACGGTTATCTGTATCATATATATACTGCGTCGCATGTGTTGCACCTTTTTTACCTTGATTAACATGTATTTTAACTGTTGAACTAAAATTTTGAGTGCTTTTACCGAATGAGTGCTTATATTCTGCACCATTCCATCCACTCGTACCTGTAACACTGCTTTCATCAAGCATAAAAGCGTCTTTTGAAGAACTCATAGCCATAGAACCACCAACTGTTCCACCAGTTACATTATCGTTGATAGTACCGTTAGTGACTTTAGTCCATCCAAAGAAAGAGCGCATCTCATCATTAAACAAAGTCGGCGTATAATCTTCGACTTTCTTATCTAAATCATCATCGCCAATCATGAAATAATCTTCATCATTCTTCGTAATAGAGAAATAACTCGCATTCTTTAATGCTGTTGCTTGTACAATGATAGGACTGTCGGCTGTTCCTGTACTTACTACTGATACTTGGTCTGAAATAGCTGTGTTTTTAGTACCTTCTACTGCGTATTTGTAAGGATCAGCTAAAACTACATTGATACTGAATTGCCAAAAATTTCTATTATACTTTTCTAATTCAATAGGCCCTTCAAAATAAGCATTCCAATACCAGTTTTGTGATTTAAATTGAAGTGGCACTGAACGATCATAGTCAAAGAACTTAACAAGCTCATTTAATACCTCATCATGAGTTTTAATACCACCTGTGGAAAGATAACTGTTTTTTATAATTAATGGTAGCTCGAATTTATACTCTTTTAGCTGTCTATTCTTGATGATACTTCCATTTCTACCTAAAACTTCTTCAGTTTCAATTTCAAAATTAAAAGAGGGTATTTTAAACCCTCTTTCAACTACTAACCACGGAAGTGTTTTGTTATTAACTTTTATAGTATCAATCAATTATGTGACCTCCCCTGGTTTAAATCTTGATTTTCTTTGTTTTTGTCTATTGTATTTATCAATAGAATTAAAAACTTGTTGTTCGTGTGTATATTTATCAATCGTTGGTTCAAAGTTTTTATCTGCAATCGTTTGATTACTTGTCACAATTTGAGTTAATAAAGCAATTTGTTGTTGTTGTGCTTGTAGCATTTGTAACAACACATCATTATCGTTACTTCCACTTGGTTTAGGCAATGAATTAGGTCGTTTATTACCTCTAGTGCTACTTTTTCTATCAATATCTTGTGCAGCAAGTGCCAACATCTTCATAGCATCATTGTGTCTAGATGGATCAGTTGGAATTACCCACTCAGGATAACCACCTTCTGCTATGTTGTACCAACCAGCAGATTTGATTAAGCCACCAGTGGCGTATTTTTTACGTCTACCAGTTGGACCCCAACCAGTTAAGCCACTAGCCATACGACGTTTCCAGTAAGATAAGTTAGCACGCCAATCTGTGTTATTGAAGAAAGCAAGTAATTGGTCATAACCGTTTTTAATATTTTTATGTCCTCTAATTGCGTAGCTGTTAAATGAGCCTGGTGTATATTGTAATAAACCTTGCGCTTCGTTCCCTCCGCTGTTTACATCATGAATTTGTTGAGTAACTCCAGCATTACCGCTACTTTCTGTTTGGATAAGTCGAGCAACATCATTCACATCAGCATTTGAAACTCTTACTCCTATTGCTTTAGCTGCACGTCTAATATCTGGTTTCCAAGCACTTGCAGCTTTGTTTACGCCACCACCACTTTTAGCTGCTTGTTTAGCCCATGTTAATGGGTTTACACTATCTGGATGGTTGTTTAAATATCCTTTTCCTTTGTTAACTTGCCAATGTAAATGGGAGCCGAACGAGTTACCTGTATTACCTACTAATCCGATGATTTGACCTTGATGAACTCTGTCGCCAATTTTTACTTTACGTTTAGATTGATGCATGAAAATATGTGTATATTTTTGTCCGTCCCAAATTTGAGTTTCATTACCGCCAGATGGCTGGTTAGGTGAGAACCATGATTGAATTACTTTACCGTCTATCGGCGAAGGAATAGGTGTACCTGTCGGCGCACCATAGTCAATACCTGCATGTCCTGAAGGTGTCCATCCTCTTGTCATATGGAATGGTGATTTGGTGTATGGATTATATCCTCCACCACCACTAAATTCATCTTCTAACCAACCATCAATCAAGTTTTTAGCAGCTTCTTTTAATTTTCCAAACATAGCTTTCATTAAGTTGTATGGTATTTCTGCGCTTTTAGCAATTCCGAATGCGTCCATATTTACTCCAAACGCTTCAAGCACTTTATTAAGTAATTTGCCAGGTTTACCAACCCAATCAGCTATGTCTCCAACTTTATCCGATAGCCATTTAGTGCCTTTCCCTACTGCACCTTTAATTTGAGAAAGCTTTTCGCCTCCCCATTCTTTAGCTTGTTTGGTTTTATCGCCAATACTATCCATAGCATTGTGTTTTAGTTTTTTTGCACTATTAAAAAACTTTCCTGCAGTTTCTCCTACTGCTTGGAATAATTTTTTCTTAGTACCACTAGCAAAACGAGGTATAGTTCCAGTATTAAACATAGGTGTCATACCGTTACTTAACATAGCATGTGTTTGCGCACCATTTAAAATACGAGTACCTTTAGATAACGGCATAGTCGTATCTTTAGCTGGAGTTATAAATGGTTTACCTTTAGGCGGTATGATTGTTTCGTGTCTAAAGCCTCCAGGACCGTTGCCCTTACCTTTATCTCCAACAGTAGCTAAAGTATTTTGGTTTAACTTACCATTAGTCACTAAATTTTGTGTATGTGTACTTTCTGTACCTGTATGGAATTTGAAAGTAGGTATTTTTTTCATTCCAATTTTATCAGCTACCCAGTTCACTCCACCTATCAATTTATTCAAACCACTTTTTACTGCATTTACCATTCCAGTAATGTGGCCTTTGATACGCCCAATAATATTTTTAAGTCCACTATTCATATTATTGAATGTTCTTCGAACACTATTCCATAAACCTTTAGCCATATTTACCGTTGTATTCTTAATACTACGCCAAGTGTTAGACATGAAGCTTTTGACGCGATTAAAGATATTACGAGTACCTCTATAAAGGTTGTTAAACGTGTTACGAACACCTGTCCATAATGATTTAGCATAGCGAACAGTTGTGTTTTTAATGTTTCGCCATATATTACTCATAAAGTTCTTAACTTTATTAAAAATACTACGCGTTTCTCTTGATAGGCTATTCCACGTCAATTTTACGCCTGACCAAAGACTTTTAGCGAATTTAACAGTTGTGTTCTTAATACTACGCCATACATTAGACATGAATTTTTTTAGTTTATTAAAGATACTACGTGTTACTTTAGACAAACTATTAAATGTATTTTTAACACCAGCACTTAAACCTTTAGCTAATTTTATTGTTGTGTTTTTGATAGCTGTCCAAGTTCTTGTGATAAACGCTTTTAAATTAGCTAGTATTTTTCGGACACCATTATACATGCCTTTAATAGCGTTAATGACACCATTTTTAATGGCAGTCCAAGTTCTGATAGATATTGCTTTGATACTTTGCCATAGACGAGTAATGAAGTTTTTAAGTGTGTTAAGGATATTTCTAGCTGTGCTTACCAATACTCGAATAATGGTTAGCACTCCAATTTTTAACGCAGTCCATAATTTAATAGCAGTATTTTTAATACTTGTCCACAATCCAGATAGGAAACCTTTTAGAACTGCAAAATTATGTTTAGATAATGTAACAAAATTCCGGATGATCGCAAGTACACTATTTTTAATAGCTAACCATGCTTTAATTGAATTATTTTTAATGAAGCTCCATAGCATAGTGAAGAATGCTTTCAAACCGTTAAAACTAGCTCGTACTAAACTAACTAAACTTTTAACAATATTAAGAATGCCAGTTTTAATTAAATTCCAAGTGTTTAAACTATTTGCTTTAATGAAGTTCCAAATACCTGAAATAATATTTTTTAACGCTTGAATAGGATGCTGAACAGCAAACTTAATAGCGTTCCACGTTACTTTTGCAGCAGTTTTTAAAGCATTCCAAATCGCAATTGATGAATTTTTTATTCCATCCCAAATATTAATAATATATGGTTTGATAAAGCCGAATACTGCTATTGCACTATCCTTTATTGAATTCCAAGCATTTATAACAAAATTTCGAAATGAATCATTTGTTTTCCACAGATAAACGATTCCTGCAGTTAAAGCAGCAATTACTCCTATGACTATTCCTACTGGACCAGTTAATAAAGTAAAAGCACTTCCAAGTAGAGGTATTTTAGTTAATAACTGTCCTATTTTAGGTAAAATACCTTTAATTCCACCATTAAATAGACTAAAGAACTTAGCCCCGCCTTTAGTAGCATTTAACAATGTCATAGCTTCTGAAATACCTACGATGCTATGTGCTAATACACCAGTTGCGACAATAAGCGGAGGTATAGCAACGCCTAATAACGTAAATGCTGCGATTGCTATCTTAGTAGCATTACTTGTCCCTTGTAAGTGTTCGAATAGTCCAGTCAACTTATCTGCTAAGAATGAAACGATAGGTGCAACTGCATCTCCAATTGTTCTAGCAAAGTTGATGAAAGTGTTTTTTAACATTTTCAACTTACTACCCATTGTTTCATAACGGATGTTAGCTTCATTAGTTAAAGCGCTATTTTCTTTCCAACCTTCTGAGCCTGTTTTAAGTGCTTTATCTAGAACTTGATGATTGTTAGCCATACGTCTAATAGTATCGGCTTCTCTTATTCCTTTGATACCTACATCGTCTAAGGCTTTTAATACTCCTTTTGCTCCACCTTCAGTTTCGCCTAAACCTTTAACGAACATTGATAAAGCTTTACTTGGGTTATTTTCCCAAATTTGCGCAAATTCTTTACCGCTTACACCTGCTGTTTGTGCAAAACTATCTAAAGTGTCGCCACCTTCAGCGACTGCTTTTGTCATCTTATTCCAAATTTGTGTCATTGCTGTGCCGCCGGCTTCCGACTCTATCCCGACGGATGACATTGCAGCACTGACTGACATAATTTC